TTGAATTAAGCTCTTTAGTTGCTCCTCTTGCGACATCAACTAACATATTAGGATCAGTCGTATCTCTGTTTTTTATCCATACAAAATCTGGTTGGAATGTACTATTCCCAGTTTGATCGATGTTACGAACTGAACCATTTCCGGTATAAAGTGTAGGTTGGAAATTTGCAGTGCCGTCAAGAATTGTTGGTGTTGCAAGATTGGCTGTATTTATTTGATTGAACCCTGATGGTTGAGTTATGTTGCTTAGAATCCCTCCATTAACTGAACCGAAATCTATAACTCCACCTCTTGTAGAATAATTACCAGTGTACAAAGTGAAACCTGTCCCAACCAAAGAAGCTGTTTCATCGCTTCCTGTTCCCGGTACATCTACATTTGCTGAACTAAAAGAAGCATCCGAAGCCATCCAGTATAAGTTATCATTATCATCATCCCACCAGCCTGCCCATATTTTTAAATTATCAATATCTACAGCCAAAACCATCTGCGCTCCAGCAGTAGGTGTTGGTGACAAGTCTCCTAAAACATTAGATCCCCCACCAACCATAAAATTGAGTTGGTCAGCAGGTGTAGGTGGTCCTGCCCAACTTAGTGCCCAAGCTCCAGTACCACTGTTATCATAAGAAGTAGAAGTAATACCATTGCTTCTATTTGCTTCATTCACAATTCCCAAATTTAAATTATAATCATACACAGTATTGCTTGCTTGAGTCCAATACCACTTGCCTGAAGTAAGTGGAGTAAAGTTTACATCACAGAAACTGAATGCACTTTCTCCACCCACCAGATCTAAATTTCCATTGCTAATTGTATTAGCAGGTCCTACACCTGAAGCATAGTTTCCATTATTAGTGGCAAAAGTAGGATAGTTTTTAGTAGGAGTATCATTAGACTGATCATTACTAGCCAGACCACTGCTGGTAAAATCATTATTATTTCCACTCACATCATTACCTAGATCAGATGAATCTGTAAAATCAAGTAAAAATCCATTATTTCCGAAGGTTAAGCCGCTTACGGCAATCGGCCTCCACACACCATAATCATCAAACTCTCCAAATGAAGTCGGAGCTAAAGCCTGTCCATCTATTACACAGACTTGCGACATATATCCATCCCAATATCCAGTTTTGCCGCCACTAGTTTCATTCGATCCCAGATTATGAACGTCAGATGCTTCTAAAAAGGGTGTTGCTTCGCTGGATGTGGGGTAACTGGAGGCTTTTACATCTGTAACTCTAACACCATTGACATACAATCTAAGTCGATCAGCAGCAGTTCCATTAGTCGTATCTACAACAAAAACAAGATTGTACCATGCACTGGGATCTCTAAACAACGGAGAAAAAATTACATATCTCCAAGCACTCTCATAATATTGGATACCAATCTCATCCGTTTCTGTAACCCATCCAAGTTTCCATCCCATTGCAGTCCGTTTACCAGCCCCAGTGTAATTCGATATCAACATAGATTGTATATCTAAATTTCCACGCTTGACCCAATAACTATAGGTTTGTGTGGTATCGCTTGTAGGAGCACCGCTGAATGTTTGAGTCAGTACCGCTGAGTCATCATCGTTAAAACGGCAACTGTTATCTACAGAAAAGCCACCTGTACTTATACTTGCTGCACCCATTAATAAATTATTTTGAAAAACCATTAGCCGTATTCCTGTGATAAAATTGCCTGAATATTGTCTCCAGCACTATCGCTGGATATTGATGCAACAATATAATCTAGTCTATCTACTGCACCATTAGATGTAGAGAATGTAGGATCAGTTCCTGCCGGGAATTTCCAGCAAGCATTCCATGATAACGTACCACTCCCTCCTGACTGTACAAAGAAAATACTTCCTGTTTGTCCTTTTCTACAATTTGTCGGTTGTGCCATTGTATGTGCTGCTGTAACTGTAGTCAGAAAATTCTGTGCTGATCCAAAATTAAGAGATACACTGGCAATACCATCTATTGCTGTTGCATGTACAGAGGCTGCTGCTGACTGTGATAAAGCTATCTGCCCTATAAAAGCTGCATTTCCTGATACTGTAGCTGTTCCTGCAACATAAAGATTTCCTCCTATAGTAGCATTACCTACCGATATATTACCTGATATAGGTATTCCGGTTATATTGGAACCATCTCCAAAGAAAGCACTGGCACATACTTTGCTACTTACATGTACATCTCCCTTGACAGTTACATTACCTCCCAGACATACGTTTCCTAGTACATCAAGTGTACCTCCTATGGTAGTATTACCGCTTACTCGTACTGTTCCTAAAAAGCCAGCATTACCAGATACAGTAGCAGTATCTGACATTACTACAGCCGCTTCTAATGAGGTAGCTCCGCTTACTCTAACAGTACCTAAAAATCCTGAATTACCTGAGACTGTAGCTGTACCACCAACTGCCAGATTACCTGTCATGGTAGTATTACCAACAATAGTAACAGTTCCACCTACATATAGATTAGTTCCTATAGATACATCACCGCTTACTGAAACATCTCCATCAAAGTTAGCATTACCTGTAATTTGTGCTGTACCTCCTACAGATAAATTACTAGTAATATCCAGAGTAGAACCAAGACTAGTTGCTCCACTTACTCTTAATGTTCCTAGAAATCCAGAGTTACCTGATACAGTTGCTGTACCTCCTACAGCTAAATTACCTGTCATTGTAGTATTACCTACAATAGTGGCAGTACCTCCTACATAAAGATTACCACCTATGGTAGCATTATCTACTGATATATCTCCAGTAATAGCTACAGGAACATTGGTTAAATTTGCTCCATCTCCATAAAATGCACTGGCACAAACCTTACTGCTTACATGTACATCCCCTTTGATAGACACATTACCACCAAGAGATACATTACCACCTACATCTAGAGTGCCTCCAACTGAGGCATTAGTACTAACTCTTACAGCACCACCAACTCCTAAGTCTCCTGTCATAGTCGTATTGCCTACAATAGTAACAGTACCTCCAACATAGAGATTTGTTCCTATTGAGACATCTCCAGAGACAGAGACATCACCATCGAAGTTTGCATTGCCAGTTATCTGTGCTGTTCCACCAAGAGATACGTTGCCAGCTACATCAAGAGTAGAAGCAAGACTTGTAGCCCCACCTATTGTAACAGTTCCACCAAAGTTTGAATTACCAGAGACAGAGACATCATCCTTGAATGTTCCTATTCCTATAATTGTTACTGTAGATCCTAACTGTACAGCATCACTTACTGTAACTGTACCTACAACATTTACATTGCCGCTGACAGAAACATTATCCTGAAAAGTAGCTGCACCTACCACATTTAAAGGTCCAGAAACAGATACACTTCCACCCACATGGATATAACCCGATACTGAAATATTTGTAGCAATTCCTAATTCGGCTTCTACATTTGTTAAGTTAGATCCATCTCCATAATAATAAGCAGCCGTTACATTTCCTACAACATTAAGATTACCACTAACTGATACTGCATCTCTAAACTTAGCAATACCTCCTATACATGCAGAAGTAGCTACATCAAGTCTTCCGCTTACCGATACATCATTTTTAAATTCTGTCTTTGCACTGAATGTACCAGTACCTGTTACAGCTAATGTCCCACCTACTGAAGCATTGGTAGCTACATCCAGATCCCCACTAACTGAAACATCTCCTTCAAATACAGCTTTGCCAACTACCGTTACTGTAGAGCCTAATTGAGCAGCCCCAGTAATAATAGCTGTACCTCCTACAGAAACATTGCTTGCTGTATCTATATTACCGGATACAGAAGTAGCTCCTTTAATAACTACATTCCCACCAAAATTTCCTGTATTAGCTACAGTAATACTGCTGACTGAAATATCTCCACCAACAGAAGCCGTAATACCAGTAAGATTAGAACCATCTCCAAAATAAGCAGAAGCACAAACTGTATCACTTATTTGTAAATCTCCACTTACACTGGCATTTCCATGTACTCCTAAATTACCAGAAACAATAACTCCTCCTGTACCTATATTTAAAGCACTGGCTGTTCCATCACCTGATTGAATATTAGTAATAGAAGCTTTTACTCCAGTATTAGTAGTACTGGCATTAACCTGAAGTAACTGCTTATAAGTTCCTGATATTAGTTTACCTGTTAAATCTGTCATATTGCATCCCAAGCTTTATCAGCATCATCCCATTGAGTTGTATGCCTTGTTTCTACTAAAGTTGTAGGATTTACTGTTATCCATGTAGCAGTCTCATCCCATGTTATTCCCCTGCCTTCTGTATCAGGTCTAGGATTTCTAATAGCAGGATTATCTTTTACATTCGGTACTTTATTCTGAGGATGATTCTTTAAATCATATTGTCCTTCAAAATCCTGTGGACATACTAATAATCCATAACTATTTAAACTCATTACCCTATGTGGATAAACAAATCCACAAATATCACACTTAGCTAGGGCATTTCTTTGTGTAGCCATCTAATTATAAAATGTCAGTCTGGGCAAGAGATAGATACTGGCTCTTTCTCTATCTTCTTCCATTGCCCTTCCCAATATTTCTTCATAATTTGTTTTCAACATTGCAATTTTAGATGCCCAAATAGCTTCTGATGCTAAAGGTGGTGTTCGTTTCATAGATAAGTAATAAGCCAGACCACAAGTAAGAGCAGGTAGAAATCTTTTAGGTACATCTGCATTCTGATCAGCAGACTTATTCGTATCCTCTAATTCCTTAACTATTTCTATTTTTAAAATGTCTGTAGAGTTTTCCGGTATAGGCCATACTGACATTACTGAATTATCTCTTCCTCGTCTTATACTGTATTGATTAGGCTTGCCTGTTTGAGTCTTGGCAGGAATAATAAGATACTCTTCAGGAGTAATACGAGTTAACTTTATATCTGTATTATCCCGGCTAATAACTACTTCTAGAGCATTAATTGTACTGCTTGCCAGATCATATGCAGTTGTATCAGCAACTACTGTAACAGCCGTAGTACTGGTAGACCAGAGGAGAATGCCTCTATTCTGCCAATCCTTAAGCATAAGATTTATGGAACGTCTGGCTGTGGCTGGAGTATGTCCAAGCGTATCCTCACCACCAATCATTTCGGTAGCTTCTTGAATTACCTCATCTATGTCCAGATTAAAGTTATATGTGCCAGATACTGCCATATTATGTACTCAAGTACCAATTTCTTTAATTCGTTTTGATGCTCCTTCTATATAAGAAGAAAACATATTAGATAAAATAAAAGGAAATATTCCATGTATTAATAATCCTATCATTACCAACATTCCTCTAATACTTTCAAACCATGTAAATCTGAAATGCCTAATGTAATTTAATTTTACATCTTTTAAATGTTTTAAATCAAGCATATTGCCTCCTCTTCTTTTTACGTACTACCTTCTTCTTCTTTTTACGTACTACCTTCTTCTTCTTTTTCTCAGCATATTTTTTAGCGGCAGCTATGCCCTTCTTTGTATACGCAAAGTGTTTTTTACCCACTCTAGGCATGACTCCTCCTTTATCTTGCTTCCATAGGTATTCTTAAACTTCAGGTGTAAATAATTACACTGATCTTCCCAATACTTATCAAAGGTATCATAGTCTTCTTTATTAACTTTAGGAATACTATGATCTATTTTAGTATAGTCATCAAACTTTTCTTTAATCATATAATGAACGCATTTCTGCTGAAGAAAGTAAACCTATTTGACCTCCACCGGCACGCTTAACAATACCGCCTTTCCTGGCATATCGTCTGCGTTTTGCTTCAGACATAACACCAGCCCTAGCCATCTCTGCTGGAGAAAGACCTACTCTGCTCATACGGCCTCCTGCTTGTTTTTTAACAACTCCACCAGCTTTTTTTCTATTTGCTGCTTTTCTTGATTGAGTGTCTTTATGAAGCTTTGCCATAGCTGATTTAGACATTCCCTGATAGACTGACTTTCGACCTTTTACAGGCGTACTTAGTTTAATCTTCTGGCCTACCCTAATCTTATTAGCATTTTTAATTTGTGGATTAGCCTTAAGAAGAGCTTTCAGAGTTGTTCCTGTTCTCTTTGCAATCTGTGAAAGTGTATCTCCACTTTTTATTGAATAAGATGTAGAAGGTGCAGCTTTAGCCTTTTTAATTTGTCCGGAAACCCAACCTTCAGGTCTTACTTTATATGGGCCTTTTGGTGCTTTTATTAATGGAATGTTTTTCTTTTTTTCAGGAGCTAATAATGTAGCAGCAGTAATTGTAGCAGCACCAGCTATTGGACCTTTCCTGCTTAATTTAGGAAGAACAGGAGGAGGAGCAACAGGTTTATTATTTTTCTTTGTCGCAACAACAGGTGTCGGTGTCTTTGTCTTTTTCTTACGAGGTTTTGGCGGCTTTCTTCCTAAACCTTCCTTTACCCACCAAGGCTTATCTCCTGATTTTGTTTCAGTAACATTATATTTTTTCTTTGATGGAATCAAACCTTCAATTAATTTCCTTTTTTTACTTTTCATAACTAAGCCTCCCCGTAAGTACTGTCTTTATCAGACGTTTCTATTTTAAATGCTTTACCTTGCTGATAGTCTTCGTCAACAACGACATCCTGTGGAGGACCAACAACATCCGGTCCTTTTCTGGCAGCACCATATCCCTGTCCAGTAGGCTTACCAAGTATCTCATTAAGCTTTGCTGGACGTTCTAATAATGTATGTGGTCCTAATCCCATTTTAACTACTCCTTCTCATTCTTCTAAAAGTCTTTGCTAAATTAGCCCTACGTCTAGTGGTAGGATTACTACTCTTGGATGCTTTATTTAATTGAGCCATTGAAATCTTCTTACCTTTTTTAACTCCTAATTGTTTTCTTAAAGCACCTTTTTTTATATTGGCTTTTTGTATCCATTTCTTATCCTTCTTTTTTTTCTTAAGTCTACCGCCTCTTTTTAATCCTGGCTTCATAATCTGTTGCCTTATGTTAGCTCTGTTAACCATCAATCATATCCAAATTTAGATACAAATTTATCACCAGAATTTTTAGCTTTAAGTCCTTTTAAAAGTTGTTTTCTTGATTTTCCAATTCCAATTTTTCTTGGTTTACCTGTACGTGGATTTATACTACTTTTTTTAACTCTTGTTCCACTTTTCCATTTCTTAGGAGTTCTTAAGTGTTCCCAAAGAGCCGCTCTCATTTCTGCTGCTGAGTCATATTTTTTTGAATGAGCTAACTCTTCATCAAATAAAACCTTACCCATATCATAAAGACCATAACCAGCATATCCCAGACCTACTGGTCCTCCTAAACCTCCTGTTAAAACTTTTTTAACAACTCCTATTCCTAATTTCTTTGTAAGATCATTCATAAATTTTGTTTGTAAAGCTTTTTTTGCACCTGCTCCTGCACCAGATAATGCTGCACTTTCTATACCTATTTCTGCAACAGTACTCTTAGTCGGACCTAATCGCTTTGTTACTTCTTCAGGAAGATAAGGAGGAATAGGATGTTCTTTAGCAAATTTTCCAGCCTCGTATCCACCATATAGACCAGCAGCTTTACCTCCCAGACCAAGAACTTTTCCTAGTTTTCCACCACCACCTTGACGGCGAACTATCTTCTTCCTCTTTGGCTTATATGTTTTAATCATATCCTGCATCTACAACCTGACCGCCTGTCATTCTAGAAGTAATTTTTCTACCACGTTTATTTTTAGATAGTCTAACACTTTTTGGTAATTTAATATACTTTTTACGTTTAGTTTCTTCAAGTTTTTTCTTAGTACGTATATTTTTATCTGACAGTCTCTGTACACCCAACTTAGCTAAAGGAATACCAAGTATAGCACCAATACCTGCGGCTTCCCAAGGCATATCTTTCCTCCACCGTTTTTTCTCTGCTTCAGATACTGATGGAAAATAATCTGATTTAAGTTTTTTAATTCTTTTTTTAGCTGGTATCAAACCTTCAATTAATTTCCTTTTTTTACTTTTCATTAACTTGCTCCTTCTTAATCATATCCTGCATCTACTACCTGCCCACCTGTCATTTTATAGGTAATAACTTTACCTCCTTTACGCCTACTTCTACGTCCTACTGGTATATGACGAGAAACTCCTGAAATATCAGAAGGATACTTATCTTGTGCCATTAATGTAGGTCTGCCTGTCATTGGTTGACCGGAAATTCCGT